ACTACAGTTATTGAAGCAGCGATGACATTGGTCATGGGAGAAGAAGAAGCGGGAGAACAGTGAGCCATACTATGACCTATTTGAGGATTTCGATTTAATCGTCAGTTCTCTCAGGACACAGTATGGCTTATCTGTATACTCTAATGAATTTAAGAATATGAAGTGGAAAGAGTTCAAGGCTCTCTTAGCTGGTTTGTCCGGAGAAACACCACTTGGTCGAATCGTCCAAATTCGGAGCGAAGATGACCCCAAAATGCTAGAGGTATTTTCAGAAGGACAGCATCGTATTCGCAATGAATGGAGATTGAAACTTGCCAAAGAGAAAACAGAACAAGATTTGACTCAAGTTCTTGAAGAATTAAAACAAGCCTTTATTGAGATGGCTAAGTAGGAGGTGATAGCTATTGGCACAGACAGTTGGCCAGATTGGTCTTGACCTTGTCGTCAACGACAAACAATTTAAAGGGCAGATGAGTGGCTTGCAAGGTATGGCGACGAAAGCTGCCAAGATGCTTGCGGGAGCATTTGCGATCAAGAAACTTGTTGATTTTGGAGCTCAAGCTATCAAACTCGGCTCAGATCTCAACGAAGTACAAAACGTTGTTGACGTTGCTTTTCCACGTATGAGCAAGCAAGTTGATGACTTTGCAAAACAAGCTATGTATACCTCTGGGTTATCAGAGACCATGGCAAAACGATACATCGGTACATTCGGTGCGATGACTAAAGCTTTTGGTTTTAACGAACAAAAAGCTTACGAGATGTCAACAGCCTTAACTAGTTTAGCGGGTGATGTGGCATCTTTTTATAACATTAGTCAAGATGAAGCCTACACAAAGCTGAAATCAGTCTTTACTGGTGAAACAGAGACGCTTAAAGATTTAGGTGTTGTCATGACTCAATCAGCACTTGATGCCTACGCAATGGCTAACGGATTTGGAAAGACGACACAAGAAATGTCTGAGGCTGAAAAAGTTGCTTTGCGGTTCGCATTTGTAACAGACAAGCTTTCATTAGCTAGTGGCGACTTTGCTAGGACATCGGATAGTTGGGCTAACCAAGTTAGGATTATGAAGCTACAGTTCGAAAGCTTTATGGCAAGCGTTGGAGTTGGCTTGATTAACATTTTTACCCCAGTTATCAAAGTCATTAACTTTTTGCTCAGCAAATTGCTGACAGTAGGTAATGCTTTTAAAGCATTGACGGAGCTATTTACGGGCAAGAAGTCTATGAAAGGCTCCGGTATTCAAGAAACTGCCGATGCGATTGGTAATTTAGGAGAGGCTTCTGATGGTGCAGCAGGAGGAGCTGGCAACTTAGGAAAAGCCGCTAAAGGAGCCGGAAAGGCTGCGGATGGGGCTGGTAAAGCAGCCAAGAAAGCTGCCCAAGAAATGAAATCTCTCATGGGATTTGACCAAATCAATAAACTATCTGACTCATCCGATAGCGGAGATGGTGGTGGAGATTCCGGAGGCAGTCCTGGTGGTTCAGGCGGCGGAGGTGGTGGAACACCTAAAGGCGCTGAAGTCGATATGGGGAAAATTGCTGAAGGTGGGAATCAATTAGACGGTCTGTTTGATGGATTGTTTAAACGATTGCTTGAACTCGTCAAATTGTTCCAGAATGGTTTCAACGCTTCATTTAGATTCGATGGTGTTGAACGCCTTCAGAGTGCTTTAAAACGAATCGGTGAATTACTACAAGAGATATTTACAGATCCAAAAGTTGTGGCTTCATTCCAAACCATGCTTGATAAGATAGCTTATGCTCTAGGGCAGTTTGTTGGCTCGATAGGGACTATCGCTCTCGGGATAGGAGTCTTTATAGCCGAAAGCATAGCTAACGGCTTAGAGCGCCAAAAAGAGCGTATTAAGAGTGCTCTTGTGTCTCTATTTACCAACATAGGAAACGTAGCTGAGGTTGCTGGTAATATCGTTCAAGCTTTCTCAAATGGTTTTTACGATGTCATCACATCTTCTGGTGCGGTTCGTATAGGTAGTGCCATTGTATCTGCGTTTTTAAGTGCTGGTAGTACAGTAATCGAATTAGGCAGTAAGATAGCAGGAGATTTTGCTAAAGGAATTGAAAAAGCAATAGTCCCGAATGTTCCACAGTTAGTAAAAGCTTGGACAGGATTATTAGATGGCATTGCTCCTGTTTTTGAAAGTTTAGAATCACTGGTAAATGATGTTGGTGATGCGTTGAAACGTGTGTACGATGACAAAGCAAAACCATTTATTGACTCTTTGACAAGTGGTTTTGGTCAGTTGATGAAAAGCTTTTTGGATGGGTGGAATACTTACCTCAATCCAGTTCTATCAAAATTAGGCGAAAAGTTTTCGGAAGTTTATGACGCTCATGTAAAACCAGCTATCGATAGTCTCTCTATGCTTTTAGGTAGTTTTTTTGATTTTTTCAAAGCTGCTTGGGAAGACTTTGTTTCGAATGTAGATGTCGAAAAATTCATGGAGATTCTTAGTGGATTAGTAGAAGTTGTCGGTACAACGTTGATCAATGCTATTGCGGCACTCTCTGATATTATCAGTGGTCTTGCTCAAGCTCTATCTGGTTTGATTGATTTTGTAACGGGTGTTTTTACAGGTGATTGGGATTTAGCTTGGACCGGAATTAAAAATCTATTTTCCGGTATTATCAAATCTCTCTTGGCCGCGCTTGGAATTGACATCGATTCGATGATTGCAGAGTTCACACGTTGGTGGGAATCTGTTAAGACCATTTTTGCACCTGTTGTTCAATGGTTCAAAGATAAGTTTAAACAAGCCTGGGATGCCATTGTTGCTATCTTTACCGGTATTGGTTCTTGGTTTTCTCAACGCTACAATGAGTTAAAAAGCAATCTTGCTTCTATTCCTGATTGGTTCAAAGACAAATTCCGTAACGCGTGGACAGGTTTGACAGGTATCTTCAATCCTATTGCAAGTTGGTTTGCAGGGAAGTGGAATAATGTCCAATCTGCTCTTGCTAGTATACCAGGGTGGTTTTCTTCAAAATTCCGCGAAGCATATAACAATGTCAAGAATGCATTTTCGGGTATTATCGGCTTCTTTAGCGGACTTTGGGGGCAAATACGCTCAACGTTTACTCATGTTGGAACTATGGTAGGAAGTGCCATTGGCGGTGCTGTACGTAGCGTTATTAACGGGGTGCTTGGCACGGTAGAAAGCACAATCAATAGTGGTATCAGCTTACTCAATGGCGCTATTAGCGTGATTAATAAATTACCTGGTGTAAATATTGGTGGCTTTAGTTACATTGGACTACCTCGACTCGCTCAAGGTGGCTTTGTTAAGGCCAACACACCACAAATTGCCATGATTGGTGACAACAAGCATTACGGTGAGATTGTTGCTCCAGAAAATAAAATGCTTGAAATGGCACGTCGTGCAGCGGAATTGTCAAATAATGGCGGTGGACCAGAAGTTCTAGCCTTACTGACACAGTTGTTACAAGCGGTTCGTGCTCTTGATTTGACAATTGATGGTGATAAAATCACCAAGAAGATTGTAGATAAAATCAATGAAATTGCAATTAAAACAGGGGAATCCCCCCTCATGATTTAGGAGGTATGCATGAGTGAAATATCAGTAGGTGGAGTAGCTCTTGCTTCTCCAGTTGAAATTAGCATCAATAATGAGATTATCTGGTCATCTTCTACGGGTCGTAGTGCTAGTGGATTGATGACGGGTGACGTCATTGCAGAAAAACGTACATTCTCCATCAAATGGGGAATTATCACAGAAGCAGAAAGAAATCTTATCAAGTCTAAATTGGTAGCCGGATTTTTTACTGCAAACATTTTAGGACAGTCTATCACTGGTTATCGCGGGACTATCACAGAGACAGTAATGGGGCGTCTGAGTGACGGTGTGACCTATTACAACGGCTTATCTGTATCTATTATCGAGCAGTAGGAGGAATTATGCTAGAAGTAACATCAGATTATATCAAAGCAATAGAGAACCATCTGCGCGTGTTTGAGGCTAACTTTGACTTAAATGGTAAGAGATACACAAAAACCAAAATTGCATCAGCTACTTACGACAGTTCCATCGGTAATAGTAATGATTTTACAATTGGTGGTGGGTACATCAATAGTCTAGAAATTGAAATTAAAGAGATTATTGAAGGTCTGCAAGAAATGATGCCGGCAACAATGTCGGTAGCAATTGCGGGTAAAACCGTCCCACTTGGCAAGTTTTTTGTTACCGAGGTCAAGCTAGATCGTAATGATAAAAAGACCAAAATTAAGCTACAGGACGAGTTTGTTAGATTGTCTGGTGCTTATGATAGTCAGCTTACTTATCCAGCTTATACAAGGGATATTTTATCAGAAATCGTGAGATTGACAGGTATCACGACAGATACTAATATCCAATTAGTAAATGATCAAGTTGCGAAGAAACTAGAAAAAACAAGCTATCGTGAGGCGTTAGTTTATTTAGCGCAATTATCAGGAAGTTTCGTCAGATTTAATCGTAATGGGAAGCTTGATTTTATCAAGCTAAAGACAACATCAAGACATATCACAAAAGATATGTATAAGCCAAGTGGATTAGAACGTGACGAGATACCTTACAGGTTGAAAGGTATTGAGTGTAAGTCTGCTGATAAGGTTGTGTATAAATCAGGATTGTCCACAGGTAATATCATGAAGTTAAAAAATCCATGGGTTACACAAGAAATTCTGGATCGTGTCTTCAATGAATACCGTGATTTTAACTTTTATCCATATACATTGTCCTGGCGTGGTGATATGGCCATGGAATCCGGTGACTGGGTTACAGTACACTGGGATGAAAATATCTATTTTGATATTCCAATGCTGTCCTACAAACTTTCGTTTGATGGTGGTTTATCTGCCCATAGTAGTGGAAATGCTGCTGGAGCTGCACAAGGTACTTATAAATATAAGGGGTCCATGCAACGTCAAATAGAGTATTTGGACGAACTTATCACTAAACAAGGTAGTATGTACCTTGATACATCAAGCCCTACCAAACCAAAAAATGGAGATATATGGTTTAAACCTAATGGTGGCTATGTTGAAATGTGGGAACATGTAGAAGGTTCATGGGTTAAAAAGGCAGACAGCGCTAATGTCGGAGAAATTGTCAATACGATAACCACGGATGAATTGCTAGCAAAAAAAGTCTCTGCAGCGATTGGTAATTACATTACGTTAAATGCCAAAAGTATAACTGCTGGAGATCTGGATTTAGCACGTTTGCGAATCATGAATGGTTTGCAAGAGATTGTTTCCGTACGTGACGGCAAAGTTGTGATGAACATTGATAAGCTCACAATAAACTCTAAAGATGTAGCGACGAAAGAAGATCTAAAAAAAATTGAACTGACTCCTGGACCTCAAGGGGAACGTGGGCAACAGGGAGTGCCTGGTATCCAAGGGTTGCGAGGCCCGAAAGGGGACCCTGGACCACAGGGAGCAATAGGTCCTAAAGGAGACCGAGGGGAGAAAGGTGAGCGTGGAGAACGTGGGCCACAAGGAGACCGTGGCTTACAAGGTCTACAAGGCTTGCAAGGTGCTAAGGGTGACCAAGGGATTCCAGGGCCTAAAGGTTCAGATGGACGGACTCAATACACTCACATGGCTTACGCTGACACTGTAACAGGTGGTGGTTTCAGCCAGACAAATTCTGACAAAGCCTATGTGGGAGTGTATGTTGACTTTAATGCAACTGACAGTAGAAACCCTGCTGATTACCGCTGGAATAAGTGGAAAGGTCCAGATGGAAAGAATGGAAAGGATGGACCTCAAGGTATTCCAGGTAAGCCTGGGGCAGATGGACGTACGCCTTATTTTCACAGGGCATGGGCTAACTCTGCTGATGGCCGTGATGGTTTTAGTACAACAGATAGCACGAATAAGCGTTATCTAGGTACGCTAACAGACTTTACCGCAGCTGACAGTCAAGATCCCGCACAGTACAAGTGGACGGCCTTGTTTGGGACGACAGAACAAGGTGGGAATATTCTGCTTAATTCTGGTGTTGGTTGGAGAAATAAGCATCAGCAGGATTTCGTATTAGCTGAGCCTTTAAAAGCTGGAAAACAGTACACTTTGAGCGTGAAATGGTGGAGACGTGATAATAGTACCTTGAACTTCGGATTTCGAGAAAATTCTAGTGACAGTTATCAGTGGAAGAACCTAACATATAGCTTTGAGTTGGATGTTTGGACTGCAACTTTTACCTCTAATAAAAATCTTAACGCTGGTGATACTGTTTCATTCTTCACCGTAGAACTCGAAGGAATTGGTAATGCTGACTGGGCAGTTTTAACAGTTGGAGCTATACCTATTACTAGTTGGCAACCTCACTGGTCAGAGACTCAAAAACAGCTTGACTCTAAAGCTGACCATAAATTGACTAATGAGCAATTAAATGCGCTAGCTGAAAAAGCTCAACTTCATGACGTTGAGCTAAAAGCTAAAGCAACAATGGATCAGTTCAGTGATTTAGAAAAAGCCTATAATGCCTTTGTAAAATCAAATGCAGAAAGCCAAAAAAAATCTGAATCTGATTTAATCGAAGCGGGCAGAAGAATTGAGTTTTTATCAATAGAATTTGGTGGCTTGAAAGAGATGAAAAAGTTCATCGATACCTATATGAGTGCTTCAAATGAGGGGCTCATCATTGGAAAGAACGATGCTAGCTCATCAATAAAAGTCAGTCATGATAGGATTTCCATGTTTTCTGCAGGTAAGGAAGTAATGTATATTAGCCAAGGGGTGATTCATATTGACAACGGTATTTTTACCGCGTCAATTCAAATTGGACGCTTTAGAACAGAACAGTATTATCTTGACAAAGATGTGAATGTTGTTCGATATGTAGGAGGTTAAAAAGAGGAAAATGACTAAATTTATCAATTCTAGTGGTCCATTGCACTTGAATATTTATATTGAACAAGTTAGTCAGGACATTGCTAACAACTCCTCTAAGGTTAGTTGGAGAGCTACCGTAGACCGAGATGGAGGTTACCGAACTTGGAACGCAGAAAATGGAAGTGTTTTGTCTGTATGGTTAAATGGTTCAAGTGTATATAAGAGCAATTTAAGTTTCGAGACAGAGGGACAAGAAACGACTCTCGCGTCTGGTGAAGCTACTATTCCTCACAACAGTGACGGAACAAAGACTATGTCTGTCTGGGCATCTTTTGACGCTAACAACGGAATTCATGGCAACATTACAATTTCGACGAATTATACATTCGACAAAATTCCTAGGTCTACGCAAATTTCTAGCTTAGAAGGAAATCGAAATTTAGGCTCACTTCATACCGTTATATTCAATCGAAAAGTTAACTCATTTACTCATCAAGTCTGGTATAGAATTTTTGGAAGCGAATGGATTGACCTAGGGAAGAACCATGGGACAAGTGTATCCTTTACCCCGTCTTTAGATCTTGCTCGACACTTACCTAAATCTAGTTCCGGACTAATGGACATCTGTATTCGAACATATAATGGGTCTACTCAAATTGGAAGCGATGTGTACTCTAATGGCTGGCACTTTAAAATCCCAGACAGTGTAAAACCTACCTTCACAGGTCTTTCATTAACTGATATGAATACGGTCGCAAGACGGCTTTTGAGTGGAAATGACTTTTTACAAATCATTTCAGATATCCAAGTAAACTTCAACAATGCGTCTGGCGCCTATGGATCTACTATTACAGGATATCGAGCTGAAATTGTTAATAAAAAAATGGTCGTAACTAAAAACGGTGGTAGTTTTGGTATCATGAACTTTAGCGGTTTAGCTACTATTCGAGCTTATGTTGTCGATAGTCGGGGTAAACAATCAGATACTAAAGATATTACTATCAACGTTATTGAGTATTATGCCCCCTCCTTTAGCTTCTCCGCACTTAGAACTAGAGGCAATCCAAATACATTGCAAGTGTTAAGAAATGCCAGAATAGCCCCTATAATGCAGTCAGGAAAGCAAAGGAATGTAATGTCCTTAACTTTCAAAGTTGCTCAGATAGGTAATGAGAATTTCACGGATGATAATGGGAGTGCATCTGGTAATTTTACAAGTGTTCATACATTGACTAATTCAGCTGCTAACATGGCGGGGAATTATCCATCGAATAAATCCTTTGTGATTATTGGTAAGCTTGAGGACAAGTTTACAAACGTTGAATTTTCTACAACAGTAGCAACTGAAAGCGTAGTAATGTCCTATGATAAGAACGGACGTATAGGCATCGGTAAGGTTGCAGAATTTGGGAAACCAGGCTCATTAGATGTTCTAGGCGATATCTACTCGAATAACAAGCCAATTCAGCAGTATCAGCTGACTAATGCTTATGGTGGCTTAAGTAGAGGTAGCGCTCAATGGGATGATATTTGGAGTAAGCAAGGAACTGAGTTTGGTTGGAGAAATGGAAAGTACGCAGATAACCCTACTGGCAACGATTGGGGACTATTTCAAAACTATTGGCTTGACAGTTGGAAAGGCGTGCAATTTTTTACAGGGATAACATCGAATAGGTTTTTCTTTAGAACCTATAACAATGCCAATAAATGGTCTCCAACGCAATGGAAAGAGATTGCTACCAAAGATGACATTCAGAGCCCACCTTGGCAAAATGCCATTTTACAAAATGGATGGAACCATCATCCTGAGTATGAAAAAGTGCAGTTTTCAAAAACGTTCGACGGGATTGTGTATTTAAAAGGGACGTGTAAAGGCGGAAAGACTACCCGTGAGTCAATTATCTTTACTTTGCCTGAAAATTTCAGACCATCCACAACGCTATTCAAAACCGCTTTAAACAATGACTATGGCCCTGCCGTTGTCGGGATTTATCCAGGAGGTAACGTAGTCGTCAAGGGGAACGTTGACGCTACATGGCTCAACTTTGACAACGTATCATTCAAAATTTAAGGAGGAAATATGA